GGAACTTTAACAATGGCCGCTGGTGCTAGAGTACTTACAACTAATTATAGTGTAAACGGAGGTGACACTGTAGTCACAACAGCAGAAATAAAACAAATAGATTTATAATGGACTGGGAACTAGATTTTAGCGAAGAAATAAAAGCAAAGAAAAGAATACCCGAAAAGAAAAAAGACGGGACAAAACGGCCAAAGTCGAAGCATTCTGATTTGTATACTGATGAAGACCCAAAAGGTACAATAAAGGGTCTTGGGTTTAAAGATGCTGAGACTGCTAGTAAGAGTGTGGCGATTATTGAGAAAGCTAAGCGTCCACATAAACATAAAGTACAAGCCACTATGGCTATGGAGCAAAGATCCAGGTTTGCAGCTAAAAATGCAAAAGATCCAAAGAAAAAGAAAAAACTCCTTGCCGCGAATAAAATATATAAATCTTATCTAGAAAAATTAAAAAAAAGGACAAAAGAAAGAAACAAGTAGGTGTAAATATAATAAATGCCCCGAAAGAAAGTTTCACCTTCTAAGCAGTCCACTTTTGAGTTGAGTTCAGCCTTCCACTCAATAAATTTTAAGCAACGTGAATTTAACTTCACCGTCAAGCAGCAAAAACTTTTAGAGTCTATACTCCAAGAAAACACAAAGATTATATTTGTTGCAGGTCCAGCAGGTTCCAGTAAGACTTATATGTCTGTATATGGTTGCTTGCAGTTGATGGCAAAAGATTTTCAAAAAGATCTACTTTACATAAGAAGTATAGCCGAAAGTGCCGATAAAGGTTTAGGTAGCCTCCCAGGAGATATATCAGATAAATTTGATCCATTTCTCATGCCATTGTACGATAAGCTCGACGAAATGGTACATGAAGGCGATACAGCCTACATGAAACAGATAGGTCGTATCTCTGCTGTGCCTATAAACTTTTTAAGAGGAGCAAACTGGAACAATAGACTGATAGTAGCAGATGAGGCGCAAAACTTTACCTTTAAGGAGCTTACTACATTAATCACTAGGGTTGGAGAAAACACAAAACTAATTATCTGCGGCGACTTCATGCAAAGCGATATTAATGGCAGAAGCGGATTTAGAGAGATGTTTGATTTATTTAATTGTGAAGAGTCACAAGAGCATGGTATAACTTCATTCAAGTTTACCAACAGAGACATAGTTAGAAGTAAAATATTAAAATATATTGTTTCTAAAATAGAAAATCATAAATCTGTGTAGATTATATATAACAAGGCGAACGTCTAAGCGACAGCGGCCTACAGCTTTTTAATTATAAGAGACAACGATCTTGTTAATTTAGTGTAATAAAATAGAAAAAAAGAATTTTTATTATATAAATATATAAGCTATGAGCCATCTATTCTGTCAAAATTGCGGTGCTAAGATAGAGTACGCACACGCCAAGCCAAACTTTTGTGCTGGTTGTGGTCAACAATTAAATACTAGCATTGCAAGCGTAACAACATCTCCACAGAAAAATACAATAGTAGAATCTGTGGATTTTGGCGAAGAAGAAACTTCTTCAGAGTCTGTCCCAAATATAGGTAAAATAGAAGTTGAGTACTCAGCCGAGGCCAACAATACTTTTACTCTAGGTTCATTAGCAGGAGAAAAAGCTCCTCCGAACTTTTCTAAAGCAAGGAGAAGTAAATCTGTTAATGAATTCTTAGATGAAAAAGGAAGGGGATAAGAGGACTTATGAAGATTGTTCTGATATCATAGATCAAGCCATAAAAAAACAAAAATATAAATGGCGTTTAAACGCTGTTAGATGGTTTGACTTTGATGATGTAGAACAGATCATAAAAAGCCACATTGCAAAGAAGTGGCATATGTGGGATCAAAGTAGGCCACTTGAACCATGGATAGGCAGGATTATTTCTAATCAAATCCGTAACTTATTAAGAAACCACTACGGCAACTATACAAACCCTTGTCCATCATACCATTTAGATGATCATGACCAAGAAAGCTGTCCAATTTGTTCAAAGTGGAAAAAATCCAAAAAGATAGGCTTAGAAATAAAACTTCCTCTATCTCTTGAGGATTTCAGTAAAGAAATACACAGCAAACAGGATGATGATTTTGATTTTCAAAGATCTTTAGAGCTTCTTGATAATAAGATGAAGGCAAGGCTCTCATCAATTCATTATGTAGCTTATAGAATGCTATATTTTGAAAAAAAGACAGAGGAAGATGTTGCTAAGTATATGGGATATAAAATATCACCCCAAAAAAACAAGTTAGGGTATAGACAGGTTAAAAACTTAAAAAAGAAGTTCTTACAGGTAGCCATGGAAATACTAAGAGAGAGCGATATTATAAATGATGGACCTTAGCGAAGAGCAGAAGCAGTTTTTAAAAGAGAATGCGGCAAAAATAACAAGCCTCATAGATTTGACTCGTCAGTGCTTTGAAGATGAAAAATTAGATGGAAGATCTAAGGAGGGCAGGGCTGTACGTAAATTTTTAGTAGAAAACTCAATAAATTTCAAAACTACTGCAACTTCCAGGACTGAGGACATAGAATTAACACAACAGCAAAAAGATTTTATTTTAGAGCAAGCAGAAAGCGGTTTGTCGTCTTTAGAGATAGCTAAAATAATTTTTCCTGAAAGAAATGTAAAATCTCTTAGCAATGAGCAAAGAACTGTTTTGGCTTTCATAAGAGACGTAAATCCCGACATAATTCCTTCTCAAGACGGCGCTGCTTTAAATTCATACATTTCACCTAAGTCTTTGAGTCGAATCATCAAAAAAATCAATGATGCTACTGGTTTAGATTTGGACGATGCAAAGTTAAATAGGCAAAAGCAAGTTTGCGCCGAAAAATTAGGAATCAATCTTAACAACTCAAGATTTTTAAAAATTATTAATAATTATTTAAATCAAGAAGATAGAGTTCTTTTTGAGCATGAATTTATAAGATTAACCTGGGATAAACCAGACTTAACTGCGGATGAGATTAATTTGTATCTTAACGCTTGCAAGGAGGTAATCAACTTAGAAGTGATAAGTTCTCACTTAAACAAACTTAATGACATGTTTGATATTGCTGATGACCAAACAGAAATGAGTGTCAGGCTTGCGGAAATTATAAAGGCTAAGTCTGGAGAGTACCATCAGTGTGAAACCCGTATTGAGAACCTTACTAAAAAACTGCAAGGTGATAGGGCGGAACGAATGAAAAAGAATCAAAAAGAGAATGCATCCTTTTTGTCTATAGTTCAATCATTTCAAGAGGAAGAAGAAAGAAAGACAATGGTTCGCATCGCAGAGATGCAAAAACAATCAATCAAGAAAGAAGCCGAACGTTTAGAGGGAATGGCTGAATGGAAAGCTAGAGTACTAGGTATATCACAAGAAGATGTCGTTTGAATGTAAAGAGTGCGGTCAAGATTTTACTTTCTTAAGAAGTCTACATGCACATGTAAAAAAGCACGACATGGTGCTAGGAGACTACTATGTCAAGAATTACGCTAGGAAAGACAAACTTACTGGGGAGCTTATCCCTTTTAAAAATTATAAACAATACTTCAGGACATATTTCCTTAACAACGAAAATATGGTCGAGTGGTGCGACACTGCTAATAAAGCGGAAGTAAAAAAATTCATTATAGATATTTTAAGAGATAGAAAAGAACAAAAGGAGCTGATAGCAGCTCCGCCCGATGTTTATCTAAAGACCGCAGGTCTCCCAGACGTAGACACTTGCAAAAGACTTTTCGGTAGCTATAGCCAAGCCTGTGAAGCGGCTGGTTTAAAACCGATGCTGTCACGGCAGCTACCAACTGAATTTTATAATGATTTTACAGCAACTCGCATACTTATAGACACAAGGGAACAGCAACCGTTAAATTTCAAAAATAGTAGAGTTTTGAAATTAGACGTTGGGGATTACGGTGTTATGGGAGACGATTATTCATATACATTTGTAGATCGTAAGTCCTACCAGGATTTTTGCTCTACCGTTACAAACGGCTACAATAGATTCGTCAAGGAACTAGAAAGATGTAAAAGTTTGGGCTGCTTCTTGTTTATAGTGATTGAGACTGCCTTCGATAAAATGGAGGATGAGAATAAAAAAGGATTTAAAAAATTTAAATTGGACTATGTGTTCCATCAAATGAGAGAGATACAAGCCGAGTATTCGGGTTGTTGTCAATTTGTGTTTAGTGGATCTAGAAAAGACAGTGAGTTTATAATACCTAAACTGTTAGTGCTAGGATCAAATCTTTGGTCGGTAGATGTTCAATATTTTTGGAATAAACATATTATAAAAGATGGCTTGGGAAACAGGAGTACAAAAATTAAGAAGAGAGTACAAAGATATAAACCAACAGCTGGTAGAAAAAGAGGGGTTTTTGGATGAGAATGAGGCAAAGATTTTGCTTTATAAATTTCTAAGAGAAAATCCGTCTTTTGCCACAGAGTTATTCACTGGAGTAAAACTCTTCCCCTTCCAGCATATGGCTATAAAAGCCATGATGGAGTCTGATTACTTTTTGGGCATATGGAGCCGTGGAATGTCTAAAAGCTTCTCTACGGCCATTTTCGCGCTCTTAGATGCTATTTTAAACCAAGGTGTGCAGATAGGTATTTTATCTAAATCATTTAGACAGTCTAAAATGATATTTAAGAAGATAGAAGATATTGCTAAAAGCCCAAAGGCTACATTCTTTTCTCAATGCATAACAAGAACATCTAAAATGAATGATGAATGGGTTATGGAGATAGGCAGAAGTAGTATAAGGGCGCTGCCTCTTGGAGATGGGGAAAAGCTTAGAGGTTTCCGTTTTCAGAGAATGATTATCGATGAGCTTTTGTTAATGCCTGAAAAAATATTTAATGAGGTGATTATGCCATTCCTATCTGTTGTTGATAACCCAACAGAGCGGCAAGAAGTTTATGATTTAGAAACAGAGATGATCAAACAAGGCAAGATGACTGAGGATGAAAGGAAAGTCTGGCCTAATAACAAAATTATAGGACTGTCTTCTGCTTCTTACAAATTTGAGTACTTATATAAGCTTTATCAGCAATATGAGAATTTGATTTTAAATAAGAACACACAAGACGGGGCGCACAGAACAATTATGCACTTTAGTTACGATTGCGCTCCAGAGCAACTTTATGATCAAAATCTTATAAATCAATCTAGGGCTACGATGAGCGACTCTCAGTTTGATCGAGAGTTTGGCGCTGTATTTACAGATGATAGCTCTGGATACTTTAAAGTCAGCAAAATGGCGGAATGCACAATACCTGATGGAGAAGGTCAATCTGTCGAGGTGGTAGGTAATCATAATGATGAATATATTTTAGCTTTTGACCCATCTTGGTCTGAAAGTGAAAGCTCTGACGATTTCGCTATATTATTGCTTAAATTAAACAAAGACTTGAAGAAGGGTACTGTTGTCCACAGCTATGCTATGTCTGGGGCTAACCTGAAGACACACATAAGGTACATGGCTTATCTTATGACTCATTTCAATATTGTGGCAGTCGTAGGCGACTACAATGGTGGAGTTCAGTTTATGAACTCATGTAATGAAAGTACTATATTTAAAAATCTTAATTTAAAATTGGAGACTATAGAGGCTGATCTCGACAAAGTTGCAGATTATGAAAAGAATTTAAGAAAGGTTAAAAATCAATACAATAAAAGTTCAAGAAGATATGTGTTTTTAAGAAAACCAAGCTCTCAGTGGATCAGGGCGGCAAATGAATCTTTACAATCAGCTTTTGACCATAAGAAAATATTTTTTGCTGGGGCAGCTATGAATGATGATTACAACATTCAAAGAAAGTCTAGAGTTCCTATAAAAAATTTAAAATTCATAAGAAATGACCCAAATACTAGTGGGGCAGCTGGAGCAAGAATGATTGACTTAGTTGAGCATCAAAAAGACATGATGGATTTAATAAAAGTACAATGTGCTTTAATTCAGGTAACAACTTCTGTTCAGGGAACTCAAAGTTTTGATTTGCCACCAAATCTAAGAAAACAAAAAGGAGCTGATAAAGCCAGAAAAGACTCATACTCTGCTTTGGTCCTTGCTAACTGGATGATGAATGTTTTTTATGACATGGAAGCATTCCAGGGAAATTATGGTCAACAAACTTTTACACCAATGTTTATTTCTTAACTTTTAAAAGTTGAAAGTTAACTTTGGAGTGTAATATCAATTACTAACATGGCTAAGAGAAAATATACAAAACGTTCTAACTATTGGGATAAATTCAATCAAAAAACCGAGACTTATGTGCCTATTGGTAAAAATGGAGAAATTCAGCCTGATTTGCTGGGAGATCCTTTTTATACATCTGATGCATCATTCAAAGAGATTTCTAAAGCTAGAAGGCAGTCTACTAGCACTAGTGGTTTCACAGGTACTAGAAAAAATAGATCTGCTTTTGTAAATTTAAAAAATAGATTTTCAAGTATTGATGTAGGGCTTTTGCCATATGACTATGCTGCTGATGGCGTAGATGTAAGAGATACTATAGAGCTATGCCAGAAAGCTTACGCTAATGTGGCCGTGTTTAGAAACGCAATAGATATAATGTCTGAGTTTACAAATACAGACATATATTTAGAAGGCGGTACAAAAAAGAGCAGAAAGTTTTTCTACGAGTGGTTTAAAAGGATAAATGTATTATCAATCAAAGATCAGTATTTCAGAGAGTATTACAGAAGCGGAAATGTATTTTTATATAGAGTTGATGGTAAGTTCAAAGCTGATGACTATGCAAGGCTTATGAATCAAGTGGGGTCTATAAACCCTTCACAAAACAAAATTCCAATCAGATATATACTGCTTAATCCATATGATATTGTAGCAAAGAGAGCCACCACCTTTTCTGTAGGTGCTTACGAAAAAGTTTTATCTGAGTATGAGTTAGCTAGATTACAAAATCCTCAGACAGAAGAAGATGTAGAGCTTTTTAATAGTTTAGATCCTGACACCCAAAAAGCTATTCAAGATGGTGGTTATAGCTCAAAAGGGCTTAAAGTGCAACTAGACGCTCAAAGGTTATCTTTCTCTTTCTATAAGAAACAAGATTATGAACCATTTGCTGTACCTTTTGGATTTCCAGTGCTTGAGGACATAAATGCAAAAATGGAGCTGAAAAAAATGGATCAAGCAATCACAAGAACAGTTGAGAACGTAATACTTCTCATCACGATGGGTGCAGATCCTGACGAGGGAGGAATCAATGCTAATAACCTTGCGGCTATGCAAAACCTATTCAAAAACGAAAGTGTTGGTAGAGTTTTAGTATCTGATTATACAACAAAAGCTGAGTTTGTAATTCCTGAACTAAATAGAGTTTTAGGGCCAGATAAATATAAAATACTAAACGAAGATATTAAACAGGGGCTACAAAATATAGTAGTTGGAGAGGAGAAGTTTAGTTCAACACAAGTTAAAGCTCAAATATTTATTGATAGGCTAAAAGAAGCTAGAAGTGGATTTCTTAATGATTTTTTACAGCGAGAAATAAAAAGAGTCTCAAGAGAGTTGGGTCTCAGATCTTATCCAGAGGTAAAAATGAAAGATATTGATATGAGAGATGAAGCCCAGCTAATGAGGGTTTCAACTCGCTTGATGGAGCTTGGCATACTAACTCCACAGCAGGGAATGGAAATGTTCCACAATGGAAGATTCCCAGAGGCAGATAAAATAGCCCCAGCTCAAAAAGATTTTGTTGATGAGAGGAAAGAAGGGTATTACAACCCTCTAGTTGGTGGAGTGCCAATGGTTGAAGCCGATATAGGAGGAGGTCCAAAGACACCAAAACAAAGTGGAAGACCAGAGGGAACCACTGGTGTTCCAATCGTAAATGCCCAATATTCCAGAAATAATATTCAAAAAACTATTTATGAAATAGATGAATTTATAAATTCAGCAAAGGCTACAATGATAGAAAATGTAAAGTCTGAGAAGCTTTCTGAAACCCAGGAGCAGATGGTTGCTGATCTTTGTGAATCTATAGTTTGTTCTGAAAGTAAAGAATCTTGGGCAGAAACTATGGAATCATGTGTAAAAGATTTTAAAGAAATACAAAATTTACAAACCTTAACTGAAGTTTTGTCGATTTCTAGCGAACACAACCTTGAATTATACCCAGCAGCAATTCTTCATCATAGTAAAGAAAATTCTTAATGGATTATAAATACAAAACAACTTTTGACTGCCCAATATCTATCTGTAAAATTAGTGAGGCATCTCTGATCTCTGAGGCATCTTTAAGCAATTTAGCGCCCCTAGTACCTAAAGATATAGACTACAAAAGCAATGTTGATTTGCTCGGAGTGGCATTTAATGCTGCTGTTGTAAATAAATTTAATAGGAATGGTGACGGTATGGATACCGAAACAGCCATAGCCTACACACCAAATTTCGTTCATAAACCAACTAATATCGAACACGATAAAGGGAAGGTTGTAGGACATATAGTTGATGCTGGATTCAGCTCATTTGATACAAGTGAAGTATTAAGCTCAGAGGAAGTAAAAAACAAAAATACCCCATTCAATATTGCTCTTGGGGCTGTAATTTATAAATCTGTTAATAAAAATTTTACCAATTTAGTAGAAAGCTCATTAGATCCAGAGAGCAACTCATACAAAAAAGTTTCAGCCAGTTGGGAAATCGGTTTCAGCGATTACGTTTTGGCAGTAGGAAGTGATGAATTAAAAGACGCAAAAATTATTTCAGATCCTGAAAAAATACAGGAAATGAAGGGTTTTTTAAGAAGTTATGGAGGTACTGGCAAAACGGACAAAGGTGAAAACATATACCGTTTAATCAAGGGTAATATATATCCTTTAGGTATTGCTTATACTCTAAACCCAGCCGCTGATGTTAAAGGTCTTTACTCAGAAAAACCTGAAGTAGAGAAAGTTTTTATAAACGATAAACGTGATAATATTTCACAAAAAGATAATTTAAATGTAAACACCACAAAGGATATAAACGCCATGGAAATTGAAAAAACTATTTCAGAACTAAAGGAGCTTCTCAATGAAAAGAAATTTTCTAAGGAAGCTGCCGCTTCAATGACGGAAACCTTCTCTCAAGCTATTAAACAGCGAGATGAGCAATATCGTGCTGATCTTGAGGCGGCGAAGTCGGAAAAAGCAGTAATCGCTAAAGAATATGAGGATCTGAAAGCTTCTGTAGCTGATCTCGAAGAAAAACTTGGTGATGCCAATGAGCGCATCTCTATTTTTGAAAACGAGAAGAAAGCTGAAGAAGCAGTCGCTCGCTTTAACGAAAGAATGGATTCTCTTGATCAAACATATGATCTTGATGATCAGGACCGCGAATTTCTCGCAAAAGAACTTAAGTCTATTGACGAGGAAGAGCAGTTCTCTTCTTTCGCTAGTAAACTAGAAGTTCTTTGGAAACATAAGAATAAAGAAGCGCAAGCTGCGTTTAACGAGGAAATACAGTCTCGTATCGATGATGAAGTCTCTAAGAGAGTTTCAAATGCATCTACTGAAGAAGTAGAGGTTGAGAAGGCTCTTGACGAAGCTGAAGAAGTTGATGCTGGTCTTCCAAACGTTAACGAAGCTGTTGCATCAAACGAAGAGTCATTTGCTGACAAATTCAGAGATGCTTTCAAGCGCGAAAACATTGAAATTTCATAACTAACTAACAAACAATATTAACATATCATGTCTATTAGAATTTTACCATTCAGACAATACTCTGATCATGATGTCGTGAACTTATATGCGTTGGATAACAACTCAGTTCTCGATGCCACAACGGACGTAGGCTCTGGCGATGCTGGAGTATTCGTTACGATTACAGATGGTAACTTCAACAATGATCCTGTAACCTACCAAACAAACAGTTATCTTGGTGACTCAAGCTTTCCGTTTCTTGGTACTACAGAGATGTACCCTGAAGTTAATCTTAAGGTCAACGCAGCTACCTCTGGACAAAAGCCTCTAGGAATTACGCTTTTACAGACAGCTAAAAACGACGAAAACGGAGAAAAACTTCTCTATAACCCAACTAAGCAAACTGAACTCCAAGCAGCTCTCCCAGGCCAGGCAGTACCGATTGCTACTAGAGGTATCTTTACGTTATCTTCTAGTGGTTTTGACGGAAGCGCCACTGATTACACTGTAGGAGCGCCTGTTCAAATGTCTTATACAAACGCAGGTAAAATTACTGGCGCTGTATCAAATCATGGACACTGGACTTCAGGACACTTCGGAAAAGTTCTTGGAACTGGTTCTAGAACCAACCAAGGCCCAACGAGTGATCAGTTCTTAGGTGATTACATTGTCTTAGAAATTCATTAATCTTAATTTATAGAAAGGAACAATTTCACCATGAAAATTACTTTAAAACGCACCCCAGAGCAAGTCGAGCTTGTAAAAGCTATGGCTTCTCGCAACAAAGCCGTTGCATATGAGGCGCAGGTCGCACTAGCCGAGTTTATCGGACCAGTTTTGGCAGAGGTTCTTAACCAAGCCCCAACTGTAAGCAACCTGTTCCAGTCACTTCAGTTTAATGCTGATGATAACCCAAGCATTCCTTTGGACCTATACTACAACATTTCCGATGAGGACTATGTTCAGGTATACAGCCAGAGCCATGCTGGAGGTCTCCCAACTAACCAAGTTCTTCCAACTGCATCTGAGTTGAAGCTTGCTACTTATAGCCTTGATAGTGCTGTAAGTTTTGATCGTCGTTATGCTGCTAAGAGCCGCATGGACGTTGTAAGCAAGACTTTCACTCGTGTTGCTCAGGAAATCTTGATTAAGCAGGAAACTACTTCAGCTACTTTGCTTATGACTGCTGTAGCAGCAGCTACAACTAATTCAAAACAACACGTTCAGACCAACAACGTTGCTGGTAAGTTTACACTGTCTGACATGAATGATCTTCTTACTCTTGCTAAGAGAATCAACACTTCATGGATCGGTGGAACACCAACAACTCGTACTAAAGGTTTGACTGATCTTATTTGTTCACCAGAAATCGTACAAGACATCCGTTCAATGGCTTATAACGCTATTAACTCTCAGGATGCAGATGGTACTGCGCCAGCTGGCACAGACGGTCTTGCAGCTCCTGACGAGCTTCGTATGGAGATGTTCCGTAACGCAGGTCTTCCTGAGTTTTACGGTCTTGGAATTATGGAGATCAATGAGCTTGGAACAAGTCAGAAGTTTAACAATCTGTTTGCTACTGCCGCTGGTACTACTAGCTACTTCAATCAAGACGGATCATCAGGAGAGATTGCTACTTTCAATTCATCTACAGACGATTTCGTCCTTGGTGTTGATCGTACAAAAGACTCCTTAATCCGTGCAGTTGCTGTTGACGCTGAGAGTGGCAGTGAGTTTAACCTCATTGCTGATGACCAGTACAGCATCCGCCAAAACAAGATCGGATACTTCGGTTCTATCGACGAAGGTCGTGTAGTTCTCGATAACCGAGTTCTTGTTGGAAAAATTGTTGGAGCATTCGGTTAATCTTAATCTCTAATAAGAATCCACTTTAAGAAGGTCGCCTCGAAAGGGGCGGCCTTTTTTTTATGTAATTTATTATTTAAGTGTATATAATAAATATATGAGCGAAGAAGAAAAACCATATGACGAGGTTACTACAGGACAAGAGAAGCCTGTAAAAAAAGGTATTGTTGAAGAAATTCAAGAAATGAAAGAAAGAGGCGAGATAAATACCGCAGCTTATAAAGAAAAAATTAGAGAGCTTGAAGTTATTCTTGGGGTCAAAGAGCTAAGCCCTTTTGGAACAAATGAATTGGATATTTTTGAAGATCAACTTAAGACAATGAATTTAACTGATATGATGAGGATGGCCTCAAAAGCAGGATTAAATCCTCATTTAGATAGACCAAGATTAAAAACAGCTTTATTAAAAGAGTTTAAAGGTTATACAAGAAACAATCGTCGTAACATAATTCCAAACCCTGTTAAGCAGCCTGAGCTAGATCCTAATAATCCAGATCACGCAGTTACTATTAAAATGCTGCAAGATCTAGGTATTTAGTGTAATACCTTACATGAGCGCATTAGAAGATTTAGCTTCAGGTATAGTAGAAACAGAGTTTGATAGTGACACTGGTATAGCCACAGTTTCCGCAGTTAGTGGGTGGCTATTCGAAAATTTAGGTAGGCTTAATACTCA